ATCCGCAACAGCAATTAGTGGGCAGGGGGATGCACTGCCTTAGTGCATCCCCTAGGAAAAGAGATTAATCACCTCTGTACGGCCTTGCGGCCGGTCCCGGATTAAATCCAGGAAGGAGATCACCAATCTCCCCCTGATCGTGGTATACCACGAATCCGCAACAGCAATTAAGCTGCTGCGGCCCACCTGATCTTGATGTCGACGGATCGAGGACGTCCATAACGTTCTAAGTGCTTCACATCATGAAAGGGATCTTCACCTCTCTTGAGGAAGAACTTCAGCAAAGCGCCATGTCCGGAAATCTTAGACTTCCGAGGCTTAGCGCTAACAACAAGGCCCCTGACAAGGGGGCGATGAAGGTTCGGACATTGCTTCTCGGTCTCATGACCCAGAAACGAGTGTCTTCCCAAGACTGGAGATGTTTCGAGAACAGTAGGAAGAGGGGCTAGTCTCCTCACATACTGATCAAGGAAATCGGCGCTCTTCCACAAACCAGCTTTATAAAGCTGATTACGTAGAGAAATCGTCGAAATCATCTCAGAAACGTCACTACGTTGTGAAGGAAGAAGATGCGTTAGACGTGTTATAGAAACATCGTTGCCCGCATAATAATCCTTACCACAAGACTCTCTGAACCTTCCGGTCCAGAAAGACTTGTCAGAGTTGACCTTTAGACCAAAAGTCTCAAGATCTTCTACAACGTAACGTACAATATCTACAGGGATGATGATATCATCTCCGTAGACACGCACCTTACCAAGGATAGACTTTATGTCATTCTTGGTGAGTTGTCGATTAAGCTTTCGTGAATATCCACAGAGTATAATGGTCAAAAAGACCATAGCCTCCACTGGAAAACACAAAGCTGAACCCATAGACGCGAACTTGGAGAGGTATTGAATACCATGTCCAGGTACGTTTGCTCGCAACGACCTACAAGCTTGAATCGCACCAGAAAGGTGCGGCCAATTCTTGAAAAGCCGCTGAACGAGGAAATTGGAAACACGGTCACTAGCTTCAGATAAGTCGATAGTCGCAAGACTACCGTCAACTGAACCTATCCGAGCAAGTTCTTGATTAGGAACTTGATCGGTAAAGCCAATAGACCCTTGAAGGATGTCACTCTTCTCGAGTCTAGACACAATCACTTCCATAAGTGCCTGCTGTGCATATTGCATGCAAGTAGGCTCAATGGCAATGATACGTGGTGTTTTCAACGTTTTAGGTACTGAGATAACCTTTACAGGAATCTCAGCATCAGGTTCGAGGAAGTCGACTAGATCTAAGGTATCTCGGAATCCTGAGTTGGATAAGAGATATCTTTCGGAGGGGAAGTACCCTTCGAGTCTAGTGGTCCAGTGACGCTGGTCGTATTTACCGTTCCCGGTAAGACGATCGGCAGTCGCTCCTGGACCATGTTTGGGGCGAGTGCTTCCATCATAAACCGCAAGGTCAAGATGGCTGCAATCAGTACCCCAAAGAACGTCAACGATAGAATCAAACCGCCAAATATCGGCTGCTGATAATGATCGTTGAACGTTTTCGACTTCCTGCTCACACTTGATGTACTGGTCATAAGCTTTCCTTTCTCGCTCCGGGGAGCAATCAAGTAGTGTTTTCTTGAACATCAACGTAAGTTGACGTACAAAGAACACCGCAGTATGATCAGGTACATCAAGTAATCGACCACTGCTTCGTTCGAAAATGAGATCAAGGAAACCTCCGAAAAGTCGGGGGAGACCTCTATGTTTCTTAAAACTATGAAACATAGTGTGATCCACCGTCCCTAAGTCAAGAGCTCTTTCGAAATCTCGACAAAAGGACGGGAGTGTGATCGTGAGAAACGACACACCTTCATTTTCAAAACGTCTTCTGATCGTTCTAAGATCAGAAGTGGTGCTTGCACGACACCATGTCTCGGCATCTGCCAAGACTTGCTCCAAAAGTGTCATAAGGCTTTTCATAGCTACTCCACTGATGTGGGGCTAACTATCCATAGCCAAACGACAAGTCTGACATGCGATGATGCCCCCCTACGACACTACTGGTTAGTTCTCGCCACCCAAAAGTTGGGTGACTCGAGCGCCAGTAGAGGCAGTAAGGTAGGCCGTCAGCGCATCGACGATCTGCTTAGCCTCCGCAACGGTAAAACCCGTGGTAGGAGTGTCCACAACAAGATAAGCACTCATAGAGTACTTAATGTTTTGGGCAGAAATAAGCGGATCGGCCGCAATCTTGCTAAAATCAAGCCTTGCAGTTCGACGAGTACGTTTACCGTACTGGTGCGAAATGTTAAGCTTAACATTGCCGTCGTCTTTCGAAAAGGCGCCGGCGTTGATGCCAGAACTCACACGCGGAAGCGTTTGAGCAATAGCATTGATAGTAACAGATTGAGGATCAGAAAAGGCCATTTGGCAACACTTTCATAGCTAGATGAGGACAAGCGTAATTGCTTCTATCCTTGTTTAGTGTCCCTAGAAATTTAGGGATCGCGGTGCTCGGGAGATTCCCAAGGCCGCTATGATGGACCACTGCTTCGGAGTAAACCCCGAAGTGTTCAGTCCAAAGCCATATGGGGTGGCCTTACGACGACATTTAGTTTCTTGAACTAATGTCTGAGTAAGGGTCAGAGGTGGCTTTCCAACGAGAGTCAGATCTGACAGCACATACTGGTCAGTCACGGTTTTAGTTTCCATGACATAACCATATTGCAACACCAAGCCATCGTTTGCGAAAGCGGACCAGTTGTGAATAATATCACCTGTGTTCGTTACCCAATCGAGGGCCCAAGACCAAGGAGCAAGCTTATAAAGCAAGTCCGGCGTCAAACGAAGCCCATATAAATGGGATTCGAGAGCTTCGGCTTCACGTAAACGTCCAACGAAGGTATCAACCTTTGGAAGATAATACGTGTAAGCTCCAGAGAACCATTTCTGGCTCTTCGTCGTACTTGTCTTTAACAACGTGCCGCGTTTGGTATAGAACGGTGAAACTAATACTGGTTCCCCATAGTTGAGGCCCAGATTAGTAACAACCGTACTAATTGACTCAGGCTCAGTGAACCTACGCCGTATCAAAGTACCAGAACCTTTACGGAACTGGTCGATATAGCGCTCATGATGTTTTACAACTTTGCAAAACTTCTTGAGATCGGAGACGAATGGAGCCCAGCCGAAAACACCGTTAAGATACTCACCAGCAGCTTCGTCAGAAAGACGGCGTAATTTCTTACGACCAGCGATCTTACGAAAGCCATTGATTTGTGTCTTAAGGTTACGGATGGTATCCATCATAGGGATCTTTGGAAGATCTCTAAGTTCTCCTAGGAACACGCCCATTCCAGCAAGTGGATTCGTCGGTATCGTGACTGCAATGGCATGAGTGCCAAAAGCATTCAGGATTGCGTCAGATGACGGTGGAAGCAGCCAGCCGGTAGTATTCGTAAGTAGATTACTCCGCCAGGCATACAGCTCTCCGTTAAAGACGCGACGAGTACTGCCACCAGCTCCAGTATCAACAAATGTGCGAGTTCCGCCCATTTGCATAGTTACTGAAGCGGTGTCAAATATCCCTCCTAGGTCAAGCAGACCGTGACGCTTGAGAATGTCGTTCCTTTCGGAACCACGTTGTCTCATAGCAGAACGGAATGGATGACCAGAAGAAGATGTTCGTTGGAATTGGTAGCCTCGGCTATCAAGCACTTCGTGAGTAACAAGATTGTTATTCACGTAAGTGTCGACCGTACCGAGATTGGTATGGACGAGAGTCAAACGACTCTTAATAGACGAGGACATGAGTGAGTCAACTCCATAAGGCATAAATAGCAGAAGAAATTCTGCTGGTGTTTGTGCAAGCACGGGGACCCCTAGGGGTC